TGCTGCCTGCGCCCGGATTGCGTTGCCGGTATCCCACTTAGCTGCGGCATATTGCCCAGCAAGCCTGATATCGTTCTGCGTTGCCGCACTACCCAATGACTGTTGAGCAGTGAGGATTGCCTGCTCTCTGCTGAGTTCGCGAGTTGAATCGCCAGCCAGCTCTGACTGCTGCTTCAGATTAGCCAGTTTCTGCGCTATTGACTCAGCCTGAGTCTCAGCTTTCTTACCGGCAGCCAGGCCGTCCTTCGTTTCTTTATTCCTGGCTGCCTCTGCAGCCTGAAGGTCGTATTGCGCCCCAGCTAATTGGCCTGCTGCATTTACCTGATTCTGGTTTCCGCCTTTATCTCCGGCCTCCATGCGGGCTTTAGTGACTGCGCGGAGGCGCTTGTCAGTGATAGCGAGAAGGGTGTTTTCATCCTCCAGATCTTTGTTATATGCATCAGCTTTATCGCTGCGGGGTATTTCCAGACTGGTAGAGTTAAACTTATCCTTTGCGCGACTGGCAAAGTCTATTGCGTGTCCGAATTGATTCATCAGCCCGCTAGCCACGCCAGCAGCGTCACCGTCACGCTTCAGTAAGTCGATTCCCTGAGCGAAAGTGCCATTCATCTGAGCGCGGAGAATGCCCGTTTTACTGACGGTCTGGCTGAGCTTTTCTTGTGCTGATTCGTTCTGCGCCAGCAACTGAGTGTGCTCACTTTGTACATTAGCCAGTTCGGAGAGCGTGACTTTATAAAGAAGGCTTCCCTCTTCAAGAGATCCGAGAGTGCGACGGAGTCGAGACTGCTGAAGCTCGTTAGCCTCAAGCGTGGATTGGGTGTCTTTTAAGGCATCAGCCTGAGCACGGATTGATTTGCTGGCGTTGTCGATTTCAGCAGCAAGCTGAACCTGACTCATGCTTCTCATTTTGGCAATTACGCCATCGAGCTTGTCAGCAAAATCGATGCTTTCCTGCCGCGCCTGCTGCATCTTCTGATAGAAGTAGAAGATACCAGCAGCTGCTATTACGGCCGCTCCAACCGGGCCGCCAATAAGGGCTAGCGCGCCACTAGCAAGAGACTTAATCGTGGTTGTTGCAGTCACTGCCGCGGCTGTTGCTGTTCGCGTTGCGGAAGCCTGCGCAATCTGGGCTTCTGCATATGCGGCAGATCGCTGAATAGCCACTGATTTTACGGCATTAAGGTTTTGCAGGGCAAAGCCCTCTGCCGAAGAACCTTTAGCAACGTTGTACTCAGCCTGAGCAAGTGCAAGCGAAGACAGGGCGGCTTCTTTATCCAGAAGGGCCTTTCTGGCGACTACAGTGGATGCTGTGGCTGTTGCTGCAGTGGATTGCGCTGTAGCAACAGCCTGTGCCCTGGCCGCCAATGCGTCATCCACTCTTGCTTTGGTTGCCATCGCTAAAGCGCCTGTGAACCTACCGCCAAAAATAACTGCGGCGGCAGCAACCACGTTGGCGACCACATCCAGATTCTCACTTAAAGAGATAACGCCCTGGTTAAATATTTTGATTGACGTGCTGACGCTTGAGCTTTCGCCGACAAATTTAGTGATGTTGTTTGTGGCGACAGTGAATGCCTGCCCCATAGTCAGTGCGGTGTTCGCGAATTCCTTCGCAATAGCATCGCTTTGCTTCAACAGGCCATTGACCACTACCTCGGTCGTCAACTTGCCCTGTGCGGCCATGCCACGTAGTTGACCAATAGTCACGCCCAGTGAATCAGCCAAAGCAACAGCCAGGCGACTGCCGTTTTCAGAGATTGAGTTGAATTCTTCGCCACGCAGAACGCCAGACGCCAGCGCCTGAGACAACTGCGTCATGGTGGAGCTGGCTTCTTCCGTTGTTGCACCAGATACGGTAAGACCTTTGTTGATGGTCGTCGTTAGCTTAATCAGGTCGGCCGTGCTGGTCCCAGCGCTCCTTGTTGATCGCTCAAGTCGCCCATAAAGGGTTGCCGTTGCTTCCAGGCTTGACCTTGTATCCTGAGAAATATTGAAGACTCGCTGCGTAACATCAGCAAGTTGCTCATTGGCGCGAACGGAGTTGGCCAGTTTGTTGTTTACCGTGACCCAGGCGTTGCCATATTCGGCAATCTGTTGCACAGAAATGGCAGCAGCCAAAGCAGAGGCAACTTTAGTTAATGATGTAAATGATTTCTCTGTGTTTCCGACTGCTTTCGCAGTGCTATTGAATCCCTGGTCGAGCTTGTTGAGGCGATCATTTACTTGGCGCTGACCCTCGATAAGTCTGGCGACGTTCATTTCTATTTCATAGACGATGTTGCCAACCTGCTGCTCACCTGCCATTGCTTATCTCCGGGCATAAAAAAACCGCCGAAGCGGTTAGTGGCTATTTTATTTTTGCGAGTCTTCGCGCCTTTTTGGCAAGATAATCATCTGCAACCTGATCGTACTCTTCCCGCGTGAATCCCTTCTGGTCAGGGTATTTCGCTGCAAGCATATGCTGGAACTCGGTCATCGTTAATTGCTCGGCTTCTGAGCGTGTCATATTGAAATGATTGCGAGCCGCGCTGACATAGTCAAAGGCGTTAAACTCTGTCGTCGCCTTGCCGCTTTCGTGGCGCTGTAACTGGCGAACCTTTGCTTTACCGATGATGCCATGTGTTATGAGTGACTGAGCTATTAGCAGCAATTCAAAGTCACCCATCAGCCCCATGCGTCGCTTAAATGACCTGCCTTTCGTCCTGGCCGGGCGGAACTCACCGATAAGCGCCGATAAATCACTTTCGCAGCATGCTTCCATCACGGTCATGGCAGCCATAAGCGCCCTCTTGCCGTAACTGCTGTTTCGTATGTGCTCAATTAACCATGCGGGAACATGCCCATACGCTACTGTTGCTCGTTCAACAAGTGGCGTCAGCTCATCGCTATGCAGGTCGGCAAATGCCTGGACAATCTCCTGCGGCTCACCGATTCGACTCATTGCTGCGAATGAAGGACGGAAGAAATACTCATCTTCACCAGCAGTGATGAGGCACTCACCAATCTCTTTATACGGCGTCATGTGATCCCCATAATCATTATCAAGGGCTGAACCCAGCCCTTTGGAATGGTTACGAAGCAGTAACCGTTACAGTTGTGGTACCTGTGAAATTGCCGTCGTTCGACTTGAAGGTGATCGTTGCGGTGCCGGCGGCCACACCAGTAACCAGACCGGTGCTGCTGACGGTTGCTTTCGTAGCATCTGAGGTGGTCCATGTGCCGGACTTGTCAGTTGCATCTGCAGGCAACACAGTGCCGGTCAGCTGGCGAGTTGCACCAACTACGACTGAGGTAGTCGCTGGAGTCACGGTAACGCCTGTAGCAGGAACGCTGTCATCGGTATCTACCACCTGGATGGTATCGGCTGCCGCCACCTTAAACTCGGTGGAGAAGGTGATGATGTCGTTAGTGCCGCCGTCAGAGCTCAATGCGTTGATCAGCATGTACCCTTGGAAGGTGATCGGCCCGAACTCCATGCGAACCCATAGAGTAGGCTGGCGCGCTGCCTGAACCTCAGTGTTGAAATACTTAATCAGGCGACCAACACCATACTGGTCAAGCTTATCGTTGCGGCGCACCTCACCTTCAAATGAGATAGTGAAGTCAGCGTTTGTTACGATGTTCTCAACATAGCCTTTGGTATCATCGGCATCTGACGTCACGCTGTTAGGCGAGAAGTCGAAGCCTTTACTGGTGCCTGCAGCCAGAGCCTTCCACTCTGACTCCTGCGGTACTGCATCGGCGCAACCATCAGCTACTTCGAGCACAATGGCACGGCCAAACAACTTTGTGTTGTCCGTTGGGCAATTTGCTGCCATGGGTAATTCCTCTTTTGATTAACTTTCGCCGTAAGAACAGGCAAATTGCAGGCGCCAGACCATACGCCCCTCTGCGGTGGGGATTGGTGATGGTATGCCACCCATATTGGTGATTTGGCCGACACAGGAGTCGCTGATGGGGTTTTGTTGCACGTAGTCGATGATGGCCTGCACGTCTGCCTCTGACTTTGCATAGTCACCTGCAGACTTGCCGGTGATCAGGTCAACAAGCACGTAATGCTCCGAGCCAATATCTCTATCTACAGGAGTGCCACCATTTGGCCGGAACACGATGAACCGCTGCTTCAGGTCGCCTGTATCAGTCCAGATGAGTGACTGAACCGAATACCCGGAAGTCAGGCCGGCACTGATAAGAAGATTTTTAACGCGCTGATGCATCGGAGGATTCACAGACTCATCTCCTTTTTAATGGTGCGGTCGATGAGGTCGCGGGTATCCATGAAGCCCTTAGTCAGGAACTCCTTCTGAGCTGTCGCCCTGCGGAATGTCTGCGGCACGTTAGGGTCATGCACGTAAACCGCATAGTTAGCCGAGTAGCCAACCCGCCCGGTTAACCTCGTACCTTTGATGTCCAACTCTCGATACTGGCTGTTGATGAGCGTGGAGGTGTCGATAGGAGTGTACAGTGCTGCCTGAGATGATCCGATGATTAATGCGCTCTGCAGTGCCCTCACCGCTTTCCTGCCCTGAATGTCACCAATCAGTGCGATGAGGTTCTGCTGGGCCTGTCGTATGCCGCGGACTTTTACTCCCATATCAGACCCCTGTCAGAATTGCATAATCATCAGCCAGCCGCTCAAAGGTGTCCGCATAGCGAATCGCCTGCATAACCTCATCAGCGCCCGCTGCGATCGGGTCAGGATTGCCCGAAGCACCAATCAGGATGTAGTCACCGGTATCTGCCAGTGCGTACTCCGTCCATATGGTGTTCTTTACCACCTTCTCACCGCCTATGGCCCCTAACCGCTTGCTCAGCCCACCCTGGTAGTCGCAGGCAATCACCAGTGGATCAGACCAGCCAAGAGAATCGCCGTACTCATCCAAACCTAAAGACTTCCAGATGGTCGCCTGCGCCGTGTATGACCAGCTGGCTAAAGATGACATGTCATTCCCTCCAGCTGATTACAGTGGGCTTTTCAGCAGCGATGCGAGGGCAATTAATCCGCCACTCGCCAGCCTCGTTTACGAATCCTGTGGTCTGTTCGCCGGTATCTGTTTTAATCCATACCCGGCTGAATGCCTTGGGTAGCCTTTCCGATACAGGAATCCACATCAGCAGCCCCCCACAACGTCAAAGAACCCAACGCTGCTGCCTACATCAATCGGCAAT